CGCAAAGGCTATCTAAATTCCGATGGCATCTTTGTTAAAGAATCAACTTAAAAACAAAGCGCGTTCATCGATGCGGCGGTTCTGAAGTCCTTTTAGAACTTTGCCGCCCGCCATGCAATATTTCATTAGTTCTTCAGCCGCGCCATCTTTATCGCCGCGTAATAACTTTTGGCGTAGCGTACTTCTTTGAAGTGTTCCCAAGCCCACATTAAAAGAAAAAGATACCAACCCATCAAACATACCTTGTGAAAGTGGTACGGGGCAAAATCGTTCAACGCCGCGTTCAAACCTATCAAGGTCGCTTCTAAGAATTGCATTTACTTCATCCATTGAAAATATGCGTTCATCTTCAGGGCGTAACGGCAACCTTGCGCGTTCTTCAATTTTTAGTTTGCCATGTTCGGGATACATCACATGACCCACGCCAATTGTCCATAACTTAGCGGGGCATCGATAGGGGCGTTGCCTTACCCCTTCGTGATGCTGAATCATCTTAATTGCTTTTTCGGAAACTTTCATTTTCCAAACGCCCGACCACCAAAGTGGAAAGCAATAATTGATGCAAACAATGCTTGTGTATCAGAATCCCAAAGCATTTCGGCAAGTTCAACAAACGATGTGCCTTGATGCCAACCGTAAACAAACAAGCCAATGTCAACAAACAACAACAAGAAAAAGAAACCGTAGGTAATCACGGGGCGAACCGATGCGCGTAGGTTTTTCATCCATTGCGATGTACCTTCATTTAGTTCGCTATCGTGCGCGTAGATTGCTTGCATTTCGGCTTGTTGTGCGCCTATCAATGCTTGCGTAGTGTTTGCCGCAGATTGAATTTCTAGTTGTTCAGTTCGTATATGTTCTACGCGTTCTTGTGCTTCAAATCCTAATTTGCGCATTTCTAATTCGCGTTCAATCTGCATACGCGCTAATTGCAGTTCATGTAACTTATCGGCTTTATCTTGAAAAAAATCAAGAATCTTAGGCAAGCCGCCCATCAAAAAACTAATAAGGGTTGAAAGCAAAGTTAGCATTATCCAAGTCCAATCATTGACAAAAATTTAGAAACTACGCGGTCGCTAAGTTCATCAGGCAAAAATTTTAGGAATCCAACGGCATACCAAGCAATGCACATTCGTACAAAGATTTTTAGCCATTGGTCAAATTGCTTTTGGTACTCATTCACCTACCGCACCTAGTCTTGGCACAAAGTTCGGTTATTTCAGCAATTCCCCAACCTACCGCGCCAATTAATAAAACAATTACAACAATGGCAATAGCCCAAACCATTTGTTCTTCTTCTTGTTCTTTGCGTTTCTTTTCTTCTTCTTTTAACTTACGCGCTTCAATGGCATCATCCCTGTCCATTTCAAGTTTGCGCGCCATCATCTTGTTGTACACGTCAATATTACCCGTCTGCATATAGAGTAATTGAAGTTGTTTTTGTAGGTTTCTACTATTCATCAATGCGTTTTCAATACGCATCGCAATTTCAAAATTGGATTTACCACCGCTTCGTTTGGCGGCAATCATGGATTTGGTCGCGTTGCTTTCGGCATCAAACAAGCGCCCGACCATCACCGATAAGCCGCCAATATCTTTGGCTACGGCTTGTGCCTTTTTAACAAGGCTAACGGCTTTTTCCAAGCCTTCTAATGCGGTTATGGGGTCTATCATTGCCAAATCCAAATGATTGTGTATGTACCCCAAATGACAAAGCAAACGATTACCGCCGCAATAATGATTGCATCGGCAAAGTCGTTCATTTCATCACCGATGCCCATATAACGCCCGCCATTGAAACCAACATGATGCCCGCGGTTTTAATTAGGATACCTTCCAACCTTTTTAAACGGGCGTTAATTTGCTCATACCTTAAAGCGCAAACGGCTTCATGGCTATTCAGTCGGGCTTCCGTTTCGTTCATGGTTAACAACATCAAAGGTTTTAAAATTAGTATCCATAAATTGCAAATTGTTTCGCAATCTTTGGTCATCAGGGGCTAATTTTATTGCTTCTTCTAAAAGTTGTGTTGCTTCTTCTTTTAGACCTAGATGCCATGCAGAAATGCTACCCAAGTCCCAAGGTTGTGCGCCCCAAACTTCAGGGTTCATTGTGTACACCAATTGTTTATCTTTTATTTCAAGCGCAGATTTCGCCGCTGAATAACATTCAACCCAAAGGCTACGGCGGTAACAGAACATCGCCAGTTCGCACCAAGGTTCACGCGTATTAGGTGCTTCGGCAATCGCTAGGCGATACCACTTATGTGCTTCTACAGATTGCCCTAATTCCTCATGCGCCTTACCCAACAAACGCATTGCATAGCACCGTTCGTTTTGCCATGTTGCTTCAGGCATTGCAAGGTACTTATTTAACGCTGTAATGGCATCGTGCCAACGGGCATAGAAAGTTAGTTCCCGTGCGTGATAGAACGCGTTGCGTGGACAATGCGGGTCTTCTTTAACCGCTAATTCCAGTAACGGCATATATTGCCCGCGGGATTTGGTATTGTCGGGGTGATGGCTTACCAATAACATATCGGTATGCGCGTAGATTTCTTGGATTCTGTCATCCGCTTTAGGCCATTCATGAACCGCATGTTTCCACCAATATCCATGTCGGTGATGTATTTTTTCATAATAGAAACTGATGCCGCAACCCCAATCAAACTTGTATCGTAGGCGGGTTGTGTTGTCTTGCCATACGCGTTCGATTTCTTCACGCCAACCTTTTTCTAAAACTTCATCAAGGTCTAACGAAATACAAACATCAATATCACGCGGCAACAAAGCCAATGCAGTATCGCGGGCTTTATCAAAGCGCCAAGGGCTAATGCAAATGTCGTAAACTACCGCACCGTTTTCTAATGCAAGTTCTACAGTTCGGTCAGTAGAACCTGTATCAGCAATTAAAACAATGTCGGCATCTTTAGCAGAATCGCAAAAACGATTTACAAATTGTTCTTCGTTCTTGCTGATTGCATAAACGGCTATCTTTAGTTTTCTTGTCATATCTTGTATCTTGTTTAAATGTTGCCTTGTTCCCAACCACCCGCAAAAGTGTATTGAGGGTTGGCGGGTTCAATTACAAATGCTACCAAATTATCGGGCAAAACCGTACCATTGTTAAATCGAATGTTTACCGCATAGCCATCGTAAGGAATAGGCGTAGGTTGCGGTTGGTCAATAGGTGTAGGCGGTTGCGGTTGGTAAACAGTACCAATCACCACAAAATCAATATCGGGGTACGCAATCCATTTACGCTTAACAATGGGTTCGGGTTGCGGTTCATCAATAGGTGTTGGCGGTTGTGGTTCGTATTCGTATTGAACCCAACCATTTGCATTTGCAAGTTCCCACCATTGGGCTTCATCGGTGAATGTAAATCTGTAATCCATGATGATTCCTTAACTTGTTAGGGCTTGCAATTGTGCATTGGTTAAAACACTTGGGTAATACGCAATTTTTTTGATTGATGTATTTGGTCTATTGTCATACGCATCAAAACCAATCGCCAATTGTGTTGCGGGTTGAACAACAGTTGTAGATGTATTGCTAACAACAGTTCCATTATTCAAACAAATACTGTAATTTCCTTGTGAAAAAGAAGTCGCAGTTCTGTTTTCTGCATTTAAAGTAACGCTATTAGATGTACTTACAAGACCACCAATTTGGTCAAGCACCGCCGCCGCATTACCTGTATTAATTATTCGCGTAGTCACTCTACCGCTACCCATAGAAAATAAAGTAGCCGCTGAATTGCTAAATACAGTCAAACTAGATGGTACTGAAATTGATGCGTAAATAGTACCAATGTTATTACTGTACCAACTTGTAAGATTATTTCCAGTAATGATTGGCGTATCCGCAGTTCTTGTAGCACTTGCTGAAGTTGTTGCAATGTAGGATGTGGCAAATAAACCCGCTTCGGCTTGTGCGCCCCAAACAAATATTCCATTAACAGAATTGACTGTTACTGATTGACTATTATCAGCATCTGTCATTGCCCATTGATGAAAACTAAATGAACCTGATGTTGCAGTTAAAGCGCAACGATACCAACCATTTCCAACTGGTGTAATTGTTGCCGTATATCCTGATATAACAGTTCCAATTGTTCCCGTTGCAATATTGAACCAAGCGGCAAAATTAGAACCTGATGTATTAATTAATGCTAACCAATTTTTCCCTGCGGCTTTTGCGTATATTGAAATTGTGTTTGCACCACTAACACCTGTATATGCAGTTGGTAATGTATTTGTGGCAATTACTTTTTGTGCCGTAAATGTCCCATCAGGCGCAATTCCTTCGCTTGAATAAGTAATTTGAACTTTACTCCAATTACTCATAGTTCCACTATTTGTTACAAGATTTGTTCTTTGTTCTTCAATCAACAAACCCAATGATTCACCAGTTGTAGGGTTGCAATCAAATCTAGGTTGATTACCGCCCGCAGTTAGTAGAACTGGAATGTAGTTTGTGATTGGGGTAGATGTTGTTGCGGTGTATGCGGTTACGCTTGTACGCTGTTCTAATTGTGCGCCCCAAATATAAATATTACTTGTGCCATTGCCAGTATAAATATAAGTATTGTCACTAGGAGATATTCCAAACTCAGGGCTCAAAACAGCCGCATTTGCAATAGTTCTTGTAATTGAACAACGATACCAACCATTACCAACGCTTGTAATAACTGCCGTATTTCCCGAAGCATTTGTTCCAACAACACCATTTGTAAGATCAAACCAAGTAATACGATTAGAACCATCGTACAAATTTAAATTTATCCAACTTCTGCTATTTGCTTTTGCATAAATAGACATTGTTGCAATGCTTGAACTTGGAACAACATTTTGCAAAACATTTCGGTAAACAAGATGTTGAAAATTCTCGTTGTTTTCAACCAATGAATCAGCAGTTGTAGTGCCATCAGGTGCAGTTGTTGAATTGGCGGTAATTGTAGTTTTGTATTTGACCCAATTTGCATTGTCAAAATCTTGACTGTAGTTAAACAAATTCTGTTCAGCAAGTGCAGTAGTTACACCATCATAATAAACCGCAGGGGTTGAACGGGTAAATGTAATGCGATTGTCTAATTGCTTGGTGTTAGCAAAATCCAACAATAAACTTGGCGCAGTAGAGGGGAATTTTGATTGGATGCTCATGCTTGTACTCCATCTGCGGGTTCGGGTGTGTTGCCTTCAGCAAGCCATTTCAAATATTCTTGATAGTCGGTGTTGTCTTGTGCAAATGGGATGCAAGCGTTATCGCTTAAACGCTTAACAACATAAACTTGTTGCGTTAGTTTGTCTTGAATAAGTTTGTACATTTACAGTTCCGCTGAAAAAGAAATAGTTGCGGCAGGGTCATTTTCAGGGCCTAAACCATAAGCCCCTCCCTGAGTTACAGACACACCGCTTGTATAAACTGTAGGGGTAAGTGTGTTTGCTTTATCAAGCGTCAAACTAGAAGCGGTACTAGCAGTCCCACCAGCCGCACGCCATGACCCATTATAAGAAAATGTTGGGCTAGACCTCATTTTTACTGGCAATGTGATGATATGGTTAGTGTTGCTAGTGGAATATGCCCAACCCATGCCGATAAATTCATACCCCGAACCGCTACTTGATGTCCAACGATAGAAATACCGTTGACACAAAATAAATTCAGTTGTGTAAGGTCGCACATCAAACGATGTTGCTATGTTGCCTTTTTCAACTTGAACGCCTGTTACATACCAAGTTGCGCCTGAAACAGTAAACGGGGCAACCGAACCTGTTGCGCCTCGATAATCTCCTGAAATCCAAGACCCAATAGTAGAAGTTTTTAAGTCACTTCCGTTACCCAAATCCCAAATTACCGCAAGACCAATTCCATTGGTTGATAACCAAGTTCCAGTAATATCACCGCCAACAGAAATGGTTTTTTGTTCCCATGTATTTGCTGTATTTACAGTATATGTAAACGCATAAGACCTATTGGCATCAGAATTTTGCAAAGCACCGCTAAATGTTCCAGTTAAAGAACTACGAACCCAAAAAGAAAACATTAATGGAGATGCGTTTGTTGTGCCGTAATTAAAATCTGCAAAGTTATATCCTTCTATGCGTGTAGAAATAAGACCACGAACACCTGATGTTGCAGTACCACCAGTTGTAACATTTATAAATAATGAATTTTTGAAGCCGCTAGGGGCATCACTTGATTGACCTTGCGTAATTGAATAACTACCCGCATTAAATCGTGTGAAAAATCTATCAATGCAATATCCTTCACCTGTTGTCACCGCAACGGCAGTTCCCGCATTGCGTTGGTCAATTACCATATTGCCATTGATGATTCGGTTTCGGAATCCAACCGTCATACCCGTGTTGTAATACGCATCACCATTTTGGTAAGCCAATGAACCCAAGTATTGATTTAATGGGATTTCATTAGGTGCGCTTCCAATATCTGCTTGCGTAACTACTGGGTATGTACTTTCATACAAAGTAGTTCCATCAAATGTTAGATTTGCAGAACCCGCCAACGCACCCGCATTGTTGTATTGAACTTGCGTGTTAGAACCGCCAATAGCGGGTGTGCTTCCTGTTGGGCCTGTTGCGCCAGTTGGTCCAGTATTACCTTGAACGCCCTGAATACCTTGTATGCCTTGTGGACCTGTAGGTCCTACATCGCCTTGGATGCCCTGTGCGCCTGTCGGACCTGTTGGGCCTTGTGCGCCAGTTGCGCCTGTACTACCTGTTGGGCCTGTTGGCCCGACATTACCTTGTGCGCCTGTATCGCCTTGAGGTCCTGTTGGGCCTTGAATACCCTGTACGCCTTGAATACCTTGTGGACCTGTAGGCCCTGCAACGGTTGAACCAGCGCCCGTAGGACCTGTTACACCCTGAATACCTTGTGCGCCCGTAGGACCTGTTGGCCCTTGAACGCCTTGGATGCCTTGGTCGCCCTGAATACCCTGTGGGCCAGTTGGCCCTGCAACGCCTTGAATACCTTGGTCGCCTTGGATGCCCTGCGCACCTGTTGGGCCTGTCGCGCCAACCGCACCAGTAGGACCAACCGCACCAGTTGTTCCTGTTGGGCCAGTAGGTCCTGCAACCGTAGAATCAGCACCAGTTGGGCCAGTAGGTCCTGTAGAACCTGTTGGGCCAACAACGCCAACCGATTGCAATACGGCAATCAAGTTGTGATTGTTTGCAAAACCAGTTGTACCCGTACCCGCAGAAGTTACTAAAGTAACGGGGCAAGTTACTGATGTATTGGGTACGATGGTTGGGTTAGCAGATAAAACCCATTTTTGGTAATTGTTTGAATTGTTTGCATCTTGCAAAACAATTGTGTCGCCTGTTTTCAAGAAACCCAAGAACAAATCAACATCGATGTTGTTACTTGTTAAATGACTAAAAGTTAGGCTAGTTGCTGAAATTTGTGTGGCGTTATTCCAATACACATGACCATTATTTGGAGTGCCTGAATATTGGTTGGCATCCGCTTGGTATTGATAATAAGACGATGATTGACCATCAGCACCCGCCGCACCTGTAGGACCTGTTGGCCCTGCTACAGTAGAATCCGCACCCGTTGGACCTGTAGGCCCTGTTGCACCTGTATTACCTGTTGGACCAATTAAACCTTGCGCACCAGTTGGGCCTGTAATGCCTTGTTCGCCTTGCGGTCCAGTTGGCCCTGCAATGCCCTGTATGCCTTGTTCACCTTGAATACCTTGAACGCCTTGTGCGCCTGTTGGCCCTGCAACACCTTGTGTACCTTGCGCACCAGTTGGCCCTGTAGGGCCTACAACCGTACTATCTGCACCAGTAGGACCTGTTGGGCCTGTATCGCCTTGTAAACCTTGTGGGCCAGTTGGTCCATTGTTGCCCTGTACGCCTTGCGCACCAGTAGGGCCAGTAGCACCTGTTGGGCCTGTTGTGCCATTAGCGCCATTAGCACCCGTTGGACCTGTCGCGCCAGTATCACCCGTAGCACCTTGCGCACCCGTTGGGCCTTGGATACCTTGAATACCCTGTATGCCTTGAATACCTTGAACGCCCTGTGGACCTGTTGGCCCAATGTCGCCTTGATTGCCTTGCGCCCCTGTTGGGCCTGTTGGTCCAGTAGGGCCTACTACTGTCGAATCAGCGCCAGTAGGTCCAGTTGGGCCTGTTGCACCCGTAGGCCCTGCTACAGTTGATTGCGCCCCTGTAGGGCCTGTAGCGCCCGTTGGACCTGTAGGGCCAATACCTTGTGGGCCTGTCGGTCCTGTAGCGCCGCTAATCGCCCTATCAATCCGCAAATCAATTCTAGGTTGTGGCGTTACCTGTAAATTTACATTGTTGCCATCTTGTACGGAAACTTTAATGTTGCTCATAAAACAATCACTCCATCGCTACGCACCAAGAACAACAAAAAGATAATTGCATCATCAGCGGGCGTAGTTCCCGATACGGGGAAACTTACTTTAACGCGACCTGAATAACCAACGGGGTCGGCGGCGTTAATTTCTAATTCAGGGTCGGTTGTCATCAGCGACCAAGCACCCGCATCAATTACTAATGTGCATGAACCGCTTGCGGCAACAATGTTTGTCACGGTTAAAGGGATTGCGGTAGGCGTAGGCGTGTAATCGGCAATATCAAAAGTTAAGCCGTTACGGGTATCGATAATGTTTGATAGTTCACGGCGAACAATCTGCGCATCGATGGTTGCGCCTGTCAAATCAACGGGCGTGCCTGTTGCTGAATTTGTGAATGTCAGATTCCAATAGGTTTGCTGATCCCAAACCAATTCGCCCGCAAGAATGGGGTTATCAAACCCGCTTACTTGCGCAAGGGTATTCTTATTAAAGATGGCCATTTTGCCGTTCCCTAAACTTAGTTAGAACTTCCGCTAATCTTGCGGGCTGATGGTGTCTTGTCTTTTAACTATTTTATAGGTTAATTTAATTGGGGGCAACGGGCCAAACTACATTTTCAGGAAATGTTTGTTGTCCCGTAATGTCCCGTAATGATTGCCTGTATGTAGCCCATTTTTGGCTAGTTGCCGCGGGTACATCGTTTACTTGTGTCCAATCGCAAGCCGTTAACAATTTGTTGCGTTTAATGCGGATTTGCATGGCGGCATTTTCAGCATCAAAACTATCGGGTTGTTTTGTTATTGCTTCACCGTTTACAACTTGATATTCAATATCTGAAAATTCGCCTTCTAAGTAGGCTTCACCTTCCGACAATTGTTCATCAGGTTCATCGCAAATAACAATGCGTAAGATTTCACCCGTAGCAATTTTGTAAATTGTGTATGTCATCGTTTTGTTTCCATAACAAATACTGAACGGCTAGATGCAATGCCATTTGAACCAGTTGTATAAGTTGATGCCACATGAACCTTTACGCTAAATGTGTATGTCCCCGCCGCAGGGATTCCGCTATAAGAAAAGTTCATGCTATTCCATGCGTAATCAAGCGCAAGGCTATCAATATACAAAACGGCTACAACATCTTCATAAACATTATCAACGGTGTTATAGCCTAGTTCAATTCGACCTGATGACGCAAAGTAAACCCTTGCACCGCTACAAGTTAAAACAACGGATTGAACGGTTGTTTCTACTGATGCGTCTTTTGAAATGCTGATGCCGCCACCCGTGTACGCGCTATTTGAATTTGTAACGGCATTACTGTTGATGTTTGCAGTTGCAACAACATTACCGTTAAGGGTCATTTGCGAACCGTTAAACGCAATGTTTGTTGTGCTATTACCAAAAGCAAAATTGCCTGATGAATAAAGTACACCACCCGAACCCGTCATTGTCGTACCGCTAATTGCCGCGGTATTTGCCTGAAAAGTTCCTGTAACAGTTAGGCTACCTGTGTTTGTAGAAACCGCAGAAAGCGCACCAACTTTTAAACTTGAAATGTATGGCGTTGTCCAAGCCGTTTGATTGGTTGTAGGGTTGTATGTGCCATCAGATTGGTAAAGCGAATTATTGCTTGTCGGGTCGGGGTCATTGGCGTACCAAGTGACATTAAACGATGCACCCCATACCGCGCTACCTTGTGCGCCTGTTGGTCTGTTGTCGCCTGATACAGTAACCGTTCCTGATACGGGTTGTGGGTTGCTACCAATACGCGCATACATGATTCGCGCTGATGCGCCCGATGTTCCTGATGTTCCTGTTGCCCCTGTTGGGCCAAGGCTACCAGTAGGCCCTGTACCGCCAGTAGGCCCTGTAGCACCCGTAGGCCCTGCGCCCGCAACGGGCGACCAAACAAACGCTGTACTTTTTGTACTTAAAACAGATTGGCTAACATCATTACCAACAAGGTATGCAAAGTAATATGTGCCAGTATTTAAAGTTAAGTTTGTAAATGTGTAATAAGTATTATTGGTAACGGGTTGGCTATTGCTTGTTGTTGCTGTAGTCAACAATTGCCAATCAGCGGATGTTGGCGTTGCGCTTGTCGTAAAGAAAAGATTTGCAAAAGTCACACGCCCTGTAACTGGAATAAAAACAGTCACGCTAAAGTTAGGAATTGTTGCGCTTGGGTATCCTGTAACGGTAGGTGCGGCTAATGCTGAAAAATATGTAGGCGACACCAAACCCGAATTAGGCACGGGTGTAAATTGCGTTATGTCTTGGTCATCATAAACTTGCGCGTTGTATTCGCTAAGTTCAAACTTAGCACCTAATGAACCATCGGGCAATGATGCTTCGTTAACTTTCATCACGCGGAATAATTTAGCACTCCAACCGTAATCAGCATTGGTTACGCTAACAACATCGCCCGCATCAACTTGGATGCCGTAGTAGGTAGTGCTGAAAGAAACAATCAAATCTTCGCGTGCTTGTTCCAATAAACGATTGGCAAGGTAATGCGCTTGCACGGAATCGTTAACCATGTCGTAAGTAACAGAATACTTGTTAACGGGTTCGTTGGGATACAGTAAACCGCTTGGTGTTTCAATGTTTACAAATGCGGCTTGGTCGCGGTTTTCTTTGAATGGGAAACGCGCTTCAACTTGATTGATTGAACTTGTAATGTCAGTTGCGCTAACGCGAATTTCGCCAATGATGTTGTCATCATCAAACGCATACGATGTTGATTCGGCTTTGTTAATAACTACCGACCATTGACCCAATGCCGCGTTGTATGTCATCCATGAATCGCAAGATGACATGATGCGGTCAATGTTAGAAAGAACCGATTGCCCTGCATCCAATACGCCGTTGACGCGATAACGCGGTTGGGTTGAAGGGCTACCGCTTGAATTTGTAAATGTGATTAGTTGGTCGCCGTAAGTGTTTAACGCTGTTGCGCTTGCGCTGTTAACAAACGCTGTATCTACTGCGCCGCCGTAAACTGAATTGGTGATGTAGTCATACCAAACATCGCCCGCTTTGGCTACGCCAGTTCCATTTAACGCGTGTTTAACTTTAAAAGTGATTGGGTTAAGTTGTGTTGTACCTGCATCGCGGTTGTAAACAAGTTTGACAATAGCAAAGCCCAAACCGTTCATTTGGCGTGTGCCTGTCCATCGTTGTGCGCTTGCAATATCAGAACCGCCCATTACGGTGCTAGGTGCTGATGCGCCGTTTGCGGATGTGATTGTGCCGCCCGCGGTAGATGTATAAAGATTGATGTAAAGGTTGCCGCTAATCTTTGTATCTACATTGCCCGCTTCATC